GAATCATGAACAAGCTGTTGGACCTGATTTTGATAATCGGAGAGGAGCACATTCCCTCCTCATCCATTTACGTCCGGGATACTGCCGCCTCGGCGGCTTCCATTAGCTTGTTGCGGCGGGTGGGCGGCGTCGGCGCCGCGGCCACGGGAAGGTTCTCCTGGTCGTCGACCGCGACTGGCACCATGCGGTAGATGATCGGCTTGAGCTTCAGGTGCTCATAGTAGATGTCGCCGGTTTCCGACATGCCAGGCGTATTCCAGCCGAAGCGGCGCATCACATGGCGGCGCATCTCAGCCGCATCGGGCTCATGCTTGCGGCCCTCTTGGTCCTGATAGGGGGAGAACCACCCGAAGATGTGGTGCGCCGCGTCGACCGGGATCACCACCGGCCTGTTGGGCGGAAAGATGAACTCAATGCCGTCGAACATGTCGCGGATGGTGAAGGTGTTCCGATTGATGATCTGCACCTGCATCACCTGCGGCTCGGACGGCTCAGGCAGGAAATCCTCTTCAGGTGGCATAGTCGACCTCGGGAAGCTGCGGTTTTTCGATCTGCGGGACCTCTACCACGGGCTCCGGCACCGGCAAAGCCGGCGTTTCCTCAACGGGCGGCGCCGGCATGATGGTGGCGGGCTGATTTTGCTCATCGGCCCACTGGTCAAGGGCATACATGGAGGCGACGAACATGGCCGCCTCCAGGGTGTCATTTCCGGCCTGGAGCGGAAAAGCGTGGTTACGCGCTTCGCTGCGCGCCCGTTCGATCCGCCGAAGCAGCTCCTGCTTATCGCCCCATTCCTTCATCGGCCTACTCGTTGATGAACATCTGGAGGATGGAGGTATCGTTGACGCCGCCTACCGCTGTACCAGCGAAGGTGGCGGTCGAAGTGGCGGCGCCGGCATTGAGCGTTGAGCCGAAAGACGAGTTACCGAGCGCGGTCTGGAACCCATAGCCGGCATCGTCAACCACTGCGGCGTTGCCGGAAGCCGCCGGGATGCGGCCGCGGAAAGGCCGCGCATACATGTAGTTGTTGTTGTAGAAGTTGGTGGTCGCGGAGAGATAGCCGAGGTTCGACTCCAGCGGCGTACCAACCGCCAACGTGGCGTAGGTCACGTTCGGGGCAGTCGTGACGGCGAAGCTCATCAACGCGGTGGCGGCTGCAGCACCGAGCGAAGTGCCGCCGAAGCTGATGGTGGAAACCGCCGTATAGGCCGACCCGTAATCGGTAACCACGATGCCGGTCAGGGTACCGGAGCCGCCGAGGACGCCAGCGCCGAAGTTGACCAGAGCGCCGCCGGTTGCCGGGAATGCCTGATAAAGCCCCTGCATGAACTGCTGCAGGCCCGAGGTGACGCCGCCGCCGGGGGCATTGAAAATCGCGCCCGGCGGGAAGTTCGGAGCGACAGGGGTGGGCGCGCTCGGAATAGTATAGGGCAGGGCCGGCGCGCCGGGATAATCCAAGAACTGCGGCACCACATAAACGTTAGGGAGCGTCGTATAACCGGCTCCAATGTTGGTCAGAGTGACCGAGTTGAGAAGGCCGCCCGTGGTGATGGTGGCAGTTGCCGTCGCCTGAATGCCGCCCTGCGGCGGCGCATCGATCAGGATGGTCGGCGGAACCACAAATCCCGAGCCGGCCTGGGCGATCGAAAGCGAAGGCAGCGAACCGCCAACGATGACGTAGCCTTTGGCGGTCTGACCCGTGCCACCAGGGCCGGTGAAGGCTACGGTCGACCCAGTTTGCGACGGCCCGATGCCGTTGGTGCCGCCCGATCCCGCATTGGTGATCGAAGCGCCAGGACAGGTCCCTGAGTTGTTGAGCAGGCGGTAATTGTATCCATCTACAGAGATGGCCTGCGTCTGCGCCGGAGCGATGAAGTTGCGCCACGAATAGCAGATCGGGTCCCACCACTGCACAATGGACTGCGGCCCCGTGGTGATGAGATAGTTGCCTGCGGGGATGTAGACGTAAGCGCCGCTGCCGAGGGTAATCGGGAACGCGCCTGCCGTATTAAATGGAAATGCTCCACCTACGCGCATGATTGCCCCTCAGATGTTCAAGAACGCGATATTGTCGAATTTTCCGTGCGCTTTGCACTTGACGTCGACCATCTCCAACAAGGTCAACAGCGCGCCGATGTAGCCGAACTGGCCATTGGCCAGCGTTGATTCGAAGCCCGTGAAGTAAAAGGAGGCCCGCTCGTGGATGTAGAGAGCCAAGTAGTCGGTGTTGAGAAGATAGAGGGTCCCTTCCGGACAGTACGGATCAGGGTAGAAGGGGACACCTGCCACATCCAGTGCGCGGAAGAGGGCTTCTACTTTACCTTCCCCAAACGGCTGGTTGGGCGTGACTACGTAGCGCTCGTTCGGTGTGAAATCCTGCGCCAGGGCCGTCCATGTACCGAACCCCATGAGCCCCATCTTGGGTATTTCGCCGGTGACCTTCGTGACCTGGCTGATGTACTGCAGCATGAGGTTACGAGTCGGGGTGGTGGGGGAACCATTATGTACGTAGGTCGATTTCCAGAACGTATTCAGTGGCCGATTGATGCCACCGTAATTCGCGGAGAATGTCCCGTCATCCACGGCGGCCGGCAGGCCGATCATCGACTGCGTGTTCAGGATATTGTTGTACATGTCGGTGGAGAAGCGATCTAACGTGACGTTGGTCGCATCGTTCATGCGCGCTTCGATCAGCGGCACCACCGAATAGTCAAGCTGCACCAAGCCTTCGAATCCGAGGAACGGAATCGCGGTCAGGTAGCCCTTGAGGTTGAATTCGGCATTCTGCAGGCCGGGCGTCGTCCCCGGCTGGTTGAACGATCCGTCATAGCCAACGTTCTGGATCGTCACCATGGGATTGCCCTGCAAGGGCACCGTGATCGGCGACAAGCCACCCGAGGCGACAAGCGCGTGGGAGAGCATAGCCGCCATCCAAGGCGTCGACTTCCAGAGCTGGATGAAGACCTTGGGCAAGAACGCCCGGCGCGTCACCGCCGCAAGCTCGGCTGCGATGGCGCCTTGCGCCGGAATGATGCCTTGACCGAATTGCGGCATTTAAGCCCCCTGTTTTACCGCCCTGCCCGGATTTCATCGATGACAGCGTAAGCGGCATCGCTTGCTGACTTCGCCGGGTCGTTGAGCAAGCCCGGAAGATCGGGGAATTCCCAGATCTGGCCATGGCGGAAGCGGTCCGGCGGCCGCCCGCTCGGGCTCACCGGCGAATTCTCCCCGCGCAGCAGCACCGCCGCGTCCTTGTAATCAAGGTGGGGATACTTCTTCAGCGGCCCTTCATCGATCTGCTTGACCACGTCTTCGCCAAGCTCGGAGACCAGCGCAGCGCGGTCGCGCGCGCGGCGGCTCTTGGCGCGCTCCTCCTGGTCCTTCTTCTTTTCGTCTTCGCGCTCCTTGCGCATCTTCTGCTCAAGGTCGGCAACCGCCACATCGGACGGCATCCGGTAGCCGGGCTCCTCGGACTGGATCAGACCGAGCTGCGCGCGGCGGTTCTTGCCGCGCGAAAGCTTGTGCAGAAGATTGCCCATCTGCACGGCTGTGGCCAGATCCAGGTTCGGATTGGCCTGCTTCTGGGCGTTGAAGAGATTGGCGAAATACTGCTGTTCCTGCGGAGTCATGGCTTACCCGTCCTGGCAAGAGCGCCCTGTGCTTCGACGTGATGCGTGATGGAATGCCTGCCGGAATTCTTCATCGGCAGCTTGGATTTCTCCTGACCGGATGTGACCAGCGCCAGGCCGGGGAAGCCGCGCGGATTGTCGTACTGCTCGGGGTTCATCCTGCCGACGATCTGCGCCGACATGTCTCCGGCAAGATCGGTCGCCTCCCCGCCAGTAGCTGGAGGCCCCTTGGGGGCGGGAGACGGAGTCCTGTCAGTCAATCCCTCAAAGGTGGCGGGGCGCCCTGCCATGCCGGGGACGTACGTCTCAAAGGGCGACGAGGTTTCAAAGAAACCCCGCCCCTGATCTACCTTGTCCCGGCCCCGGTTGCGCCGCGCCATCAGACCGGCTTCCCTTTCCGCGTCAGATCGCCCTTCTCAAGCGCCAGCGGGCGGTCGCGCTCTGGAACCTTCGAAGCGCTGGAGAAGCCGCCGAGCTGCGGATAGCTCGGGATGTTCTGGAACATGCCGCGCTTCTTCGGCCGCTCCCCCATGTTGCCGACCGCGACCTTCGGCTTGAGATAGCTGTATTCGCTCATGCGCCGGCTCCCATCATTGCGGCAGCGCCGGGCGGGCCCCACGGTCCCCCGGCTGGAGAAGGTCCACCAAGCATCATCCCCGGTGGCGGCATGTTGTGGCCCTGCAAGCCGGCGCCGCTCTTCGCGGCAGCGCCGATGCGCTCCGCGGCAGCTCCGGTGAGGTCGTTCATCTCCGATTTGCCGAAATGCGTCTCCAGCGCCATCACCGCGCGCAACAGCGCCTGGCGCGCTTTGTCGCCAACCGGCAGGCCGGAAGCCGCCTTCATCAGAAGCGGAATTACTGCTTTGACATCCGCTATCGCGGCGGCTTCGTGCCCCGCGCCGGAACCTGGAGAAGTTGCGGGAGACGTGCCGGGGCCAGTCGGTCCACCAAGCGGTGACTTCGGCATCGCCATTCGCGGCTGCATCATCGGCATCGCCATGCCGGCGAACTTAGCTGAGAAAGCCTATTGCTTTTCCACAGATACGAAAAAGCCCTGATCCGCCAACGCAAGATCAGGGCTCAAATTTGAAAGCCGTGCGGCTTTTAACGCCGACGACGGTGACGCCTGCGACGGGCCATTCTTACCTCCTGTTGTTAGTGGTTGACGATCTACATCAGGAGGATAGCACTGATTTTGGAGGCAATTCCTCAGTTAGGCAGCGTCGTCATCGTGGTCAACAGAGACAGTGTAACCGGGTCCCGGCAGCACTTTTCCGCCGCCGGTCATGTCGCCCAGGGGATCAAAGCCAAAGCCGGGTACCGGCACGATCGTCCCGCCCTGCGTGCTTGGCTCTTTGCCCTTGAGTCGATTGGCATCCTGCTCCTGCAAAGTCTTAGGGAAACCAACTACATCGCCGGCAATCTGCGTCCGTCCCTGTGCCCAAGATCGCACCTCGGGGTCCATCTGACTGAACTCGTCGTCCTTGAGAGTAGGATAGTTTTTGCCTCCCGGCGGGGAGCCGCGCAATTTGCGTTTACCGCCGAATAATCGTTCGATCTGCGACTGGATCGACTTCATAGATCGACCAGGGAAAGCATCCATCAACTGCTGCGGCTTGTCGCCTCTCTTGGCGTTTATGTAAAGACGCTGAATATCAACGCCGCTCCACTGAGGAACGGCTCCGCGCCGCGCTCTATCGCCAAACAGCGGCTTGTGCGGAGCATCAGGCGGCCCCTCACCGACAGTCTCTATTGGGGGATATACGCCGATTCGTGATCCGAAAGCACCGCGCGGTGGCGCTGCCATGATCGGAACACCGGGCATCGGATTGAGGAACGATGCCGGTTCTTCGGTCTTCGGCGCCTCCAGTTTGGCCGGCCCGCCGAGCGTAAGGGGCGCGCCAGGATTGATGTATCCCTCCTTCTCATCAGGCGGCATGCGCTGGCCTCGGCTTCTTGCCCGGCACCACGCCAAGCTTCGCCTGCTCCGCTGCCTGCTGCTGTTCGGCCTTGATGCGCTTGCGCAGCTTGTGGATAAGGGAGTCTGCATTCGGCGGATTGAGCATGCGAATCAGTGATTCGCGGTCGATCGCCTGCGACTTGAACAATCCCGCTGCGGTTTCCTTCGACTCATCAGCGAACAAGGGAGAATGAGAATGGCCGGCGACGCGAATCTTGAGCTTTGGTTCGGCAACCTGCGCCGGAAGGAGGATTTGCCCGGTATCGGTGCGCATTCTCTCCGTGGAATTGCGCTGCACCAACTTGATGCCAATCTCCGCCGCCTTCACCAGGCTCTCCTCCAGGCCGACGGCTACCTTGCGAATGCGCCCGCTGCCCGTCATGACCATCTTCTTAGCCTGCTTCTCACCGCGGACGCCCTGATCACCGCGGCCCATCAGCATCTCCGTGAGCCCGGAAGCCTCAAGAAAGATGGTCCCGATCTCCTTGAATTCCGCAAACAGATCAGGGACTACGGGTGGGCGTAGCATTTCGATCTTGGCGCCAGGCATCTGGTCCAGGGCGAAGGACCCTGGCCCCCCGAAGGCATCCATCTTTTCGTCGGTCATCCCCGAGAAACCGGAGCCAACCTTCGACGGGTCGACGTTCTGCTCCAGCAAATCGGCGATCTGCTGCAGTCTTTCGTTGGTCCACACCTGCAGCGGGATCAGGATTTCGCTGTGCGCCTTCCCCCAGAAGTAGTCCGGGCGCTTGTAGGGGATGATCGGGACGAAGGGGTGCTCCTGCTCAAGGCCAAATATGTTCGATTCCGACTTGTAGCGCTCCGCCGCAAACTCCTCATCGGCCTTGCGCATGACTTCGATCGTCTCACGGCTGTCGGCAAGCACTCCGTCGATGCCGTCAGCCTTGATGAACTGCGCATAGTCGTTGCAATTGTCGTCCCACACCCAGATTTCGTGGAAGCGAACGGTCGGATTTTCGGTGTTTGATGTGTATGTAGGCCGCGGCTGCAGATCGGATGACACCTGACCGAGCATGGCGCCGGTCAGATTTGGCCCGCCGGTCGCATTGATGATCAGACTGGAGAGAACCGGCGGCAAATCCTCGTTGTAGGCACCCGGATAGCGCCTCAGCTTCTTGATTTCTGCCTTTTTGCCTGCGCGGATAAGCCGCTGCACGGCATTAGACCAGTTGAGAGAGTAAGTGTGGATGAAAGCTTCCTGGCTATCCAGGTCTGGCTCGGTCTCATCATAGACAGCAAAGTCAGTCGGTAGAAAGGCCTTCCCGAAAAGGTCGTTTCTTGCATCATTCCATCCAAGTTTAACGAACATAGCCTCCAATCCGAGGGCCCAGAAGACGCAGTCGGAGAACAGGTAGGCAAGGCCACAATCTCTAAATGTGTCATTCCACTCATCCTCCAGGGCTTCGATCTGAGCAACAACATTATCGTTGGAATTGCGCGGCGCCGCGATCATGTAACGGGCGTGATCCGGCGCATAGAGGAACGATGTCACTAGATCAAGGTGTGCCTCCAGACGATTGTACTTGCATTCGATGACATAATCGTTGGTTCCGTAGTCGATGAAGCGTCGGCGCATGGCATAGAGCTGATCGCGGTCGCGGCGTGATGCCAGGCAGATGTCGGCAACCTCATCTATGAAGTTGTCGCGCGCCTTTTTCGACCGGGGAATGATCATTGCTTTGGCCTGTGTGACGCTTCGAACTTCGGAATAGCGCCGGTGCGGCTGGCCGAATTCTTGGCTACCGGGATCGCCGCGGCCGAATTGCCTACCCCATGAGACACCTTGGCGGTGACGCCGGTGGTACCGCAGTAAGCTCCGTCGTAAAGCTTCCCGTCAGACGTCGTCGGCAGCTCCGTGGCCCATGTCGGGTTAGCCGCAGGAGCAAACTTCCGACCCTTACCCGGTACCACAACGGGATTGTGCCGCGGCTCCGCCCGCTGCCCGATTCGCGGTGAGTTATAGTTCTTGTCTCCATAGGCGTCCCGCAATTCCCGCACCGTCTGATCGGCCTGGCGCGTCTTCCCCGATATCACGCCGGTGGTGCGCGGGACCCATTTTGTGCGGGCGCCGGAGCAGCGCGGGCAGGGCGCCGCCTCCTGGTCGGTCACCGTGAATTCGTGCAGGCAGTTGCGGTTGAGGCAGGCGAACGTCCGATAGATCAAGCCACATCCCCCATTCGCTGATACTGTCGCACCGGATGATAGCCGTGATCCGGCTTGCGTTTCCAGCGCAGCCCCGCCTGCACCTCTTCGATCGCCACCGTCAGCTTGCGCCGCGTCGTCTCCGAGAGGCCGCTCTTGCGCCGAATAAAATCGTACACCGCGTAGCGGCTGACCCCGGCGAATTCGCAGAAGGATACGAACGGCACGGTGCGTCGGCCCTTGTTGCGGAATTCCTGGTCGTACTGAAAGCGCATCAGCCAGCGCCTGATCTCATCCTCACCCATAGGGGCGCGGAAGCGCCGGTGCTGGATGTCGTGCGATATCCTATACACTCCCCATTCCTTTGCAGGTCGGGCAGAAGGAGCGGTGCTTCTGGAACTTCCAGCCATGCTCCGCGAACGCCATCTGCACGTCGCGGGTCATGTCGGTATAGCGGACGTTGCCGTGCCGCAGCATGCGGGGGTCGCCAAAGGCGATCTTGCCGAATGGCTCCCAGCGGACGTGAATGATCGGGCTGAGTTTCTTGCAGTGATAGCAGGTGGTCGACGCCGCCACATGCTGCACGAACCACTGCTTGTCGCGATATTCCTTGGCCTCTTCGACCGGATCGGGCTCCGTGCCCTGCTTGAAGTCTATCGGCAGTTGCGCCCTGATATCGACTCTCAAATCATCCTTCATTGCAGGTGCCTCGGCAGGACAATCCCCTGGCGCGCCAGGTAGTTAATGGCAAGTTTCTGCGCCAGGCTCGGACCCTTGCCCTCCTTTTCCTCCTGTACTGACTTATAAGTCAAGCCTATGGCCTCAAGCTTGGGCCGCACCGACTTGCGCCATGTCTCAAAGGCCAGCGCCGCCGCCATCACCCTGTCATCTTTCTTGCCGGCCTCGGCTTCCACCGACCCGCCGTTGACCACGATGGTCTTCATCTCATTGAGCAGGAACATCGACTTGATATCGTAGACGTGCAGCTCAAAGGCGTCCTTCAGAGAAGCCATTATGGCAAATTTGTTGGCAGCGGAGGTTTTCCAATGTATGGCTGTGGGAGCGCGATTGATGCTGTCGATGCGCGAATAGAGATATACCCGCATAAATGTAAGCACATTTCGCAGATCGTAGTTGACAGTGCCGTCGGGCATACGATCGTACATCTGGGCAGTATCACGACGTAGTTTGTCGATCTCATTCTTCACCGCCTCTCCGGGGCCTGTGATTTCCAAGTTGTAATCGGCGTTTTTGTAGTACCCAGCAAGGTGGCATAGCGCCCAGGCGCATTGATAGGTACTGATGAGAGGGGATACAAACTCCGCCACTTGCACAAGTCGGTCGGCGTAGCAACGACTGACGTTGATGACAGTAGAGTCCGCCTCAGGACCACTGCCGTAAGCCGGATCGCAACCGATGACGTAATATCCCTTGGCATCCGCTTCCTCCCACACCTTCAACGTGGCCCGCTTGTCGCGCACCGCTACTACGCGGGTATCCTTCCAGTGGTCGCCCATCTCATACTGGAACGGCAGAAACGGCGTCTTTGCCGATGCGCGCATCGACTCGGTGATCTGCTGCGCCAGGAAGAACTGAGCACCGGTGGCAACGAAGGCGTCCTCCTCCAGCCAGGGGAACATTTCGTCCATCTTGGTCTGATCCTGGACATCCGACTCAAGCTTCCAGCGGTACCATGCGATCTGGTCAGGCTTGATGTCGAATCCGTAGCGCTTTTTCACCTCATTGACGCGCTTACGCTCCAGCTTTGTCAGTGGCGTGTCCTTCCCCTTCGGCATATAGGTGAGGAACCATGGATGATCCTCGGTGTAACGGTAGTGGTCATGCCTCCACCAGCCGACGAAGATGCGGCAGATCGTTGGGTCTTCCTCAGCATCACTCCAGCGCTCCTGCCAGAAATTGTACCCGTTGGCTGTAGTCTCTTCGACTTTGAGACGATGCGGGTAGTGCGTGGACATGGTGGCGGAAAGCTCGTTGAGATCGTCTGGCGAACCCCAGAAGGCGACCTCCGTCGCGTGTATGAAGTTGTTGGCGCTGCTGCGGCCAAGTCCACCCTTAGTTTTCTCCTTAGTTCCAGCGACAAGGTACTGGAGCAGTGACCCATTCTGCAGCACGATCATATCGCGGTTTTCCTGCTCCCACTTGATCTTGTGGGTTCGCGGCAGGTGCGCGAAGAAAATCTTGATCATGTTGCGAAAGTTGGCCTTGGCCTGATCGGTGTGGGTCACGAACGACCCCAGCAGGCCCGGATATTCCATCGCCCAGAACAGGTCCAAGGCGATGAAGAACGTGGTCATGCCGAGCTGGCGCGCCTTGAGGATGTAGAATGTCGTGACGCCGCGCTCCAGCGCTTCACACATGCAGTCAAGCACATAGGTCTGCGTGCCAAGCAGCTCTATCGGCACCATGCCGAAGTCTTTGGTCTGTATGCGCAGGCGGGAAAGGAACTTCAGAAACCTTTCCTTGGGGAACGGAGAAACCCTGAGCAGCGGCAGCGTTGCCATTTATGTCCCGAAGCAGACGTAGGACCACTTGTAGTTGGCGGTGGAGGCGAAGTTGACGACTAGTGTGGCGGTGGATGGCGTGAAGGCGCCGGTTAGAGGGGAGTTCTGCCCGGACACCACGCAGTTTGGAGTTGTCCCATAAGCCGTAGCAAATGTCAGCGTGCAGGTGGTGGCGGCAGCGGTCTGGCCGGTGACGGTGCCGGAGCTATCACTTCCGCTGACGCTGGAGCCTGCACCATTGCAGCCAGCGGTCAAGGATGGCGTGGCGTTGCTGGTGATGTTGGTGTGACCGCCGGTGGCTCCTACATTGATCGTGCTAGCTCCGCTAGTTCCTCCGTTAATGTTAATCCCCCCGTTGTTCCCTCCTGTCGCGGCCACAGTAACAACAGCGGCACCTTTGGCGACAAGCAAAATTCCGCTATTGGCATCAGAACCAACTACCTGCATGGTAGACAGGCCAGTTGTTGCTGCTCCGCTGATCTGCAAATGATTCACATCGTTGCCAGTGCCCTGCGCAATGGTGAATTCGGTGTTGCCGAAGTTGTTGGATTGGAACGTATAAGCCCCAGTTCCCTTAGTTGTGAACGCAATTGGTATGTTTGTATCTGATCCAAAAGCACCTATGGCCGGTATCTGCCCCGCAGCCTGCCCTAAGATAGTCAGGTGATTCACATCATTGCCAGAGCCCTGAGCAATGACGAATTCGGTATTGGCGAAGTTATTTGTTAAAAACGCATACGCACCACCCCCTTTGGTATTGAAATTCATTCCTACGCTGGCATCCCCCCCGGAAGCCTGTATTGCCGGAGAAAGTCCGGTCGGCTCTCCATTCAGCGATATGTTGTTGAAGCCGCCTGTAGATATTACCGGGAACGCTCCTCCTGTGCATACCACCCCATTGTCCGCCAACTGCAACGTAGACAAAAAACCAACGCAGTGCCCCGCCGTCACCGGCCCCACCACCGTCACCTGTGGCAATTGCGCATCAGCGGTCACCAGGGTGAGCAGTCCGCCGGCCAGGCAGAAGCCGGCCAGCCCCAGGATGGTCTTCATGGGTAGAACTCCCAGATCGTGAACGGGTTGTTGGAGCCAGCCGAGGCGATGGCGTTGAGCCCGTTGGTGAAGTTCGGCATGTTGTTGGGCGGCCCGAGCATCAGCCCCTGCTGCGGCTGGATCGGGATGCAGCCGGCGCCACCGACCACTGCCGGGTTGTTCACCCCGCCAGGCGCAAGCGGAGTCTGCGCCGTGGTTTGCGGGGTGATCCAGATGACGTTGGTGTTCCCCGGATTGAACACGTAGAGCCCGGCGCGGGTCAGATTCGCCCCGATCACGTTGACGCTGGATGTGCCGACCAGAGGCTGGCCGGGCGTGACCAGGTTGACCGGACTAGGAAGGCTCCCCATTTTCCGCTTCCCTCATTGCCATATAGACCAGCCCGAGCATGATTCGGAGCTGCCTGTCGTTGCGCATGTCGAATCCGGTGAGCTTGAAGCCGCCCTCCTGAGAGGGCCAATGCAGCTTGGCCAGCTCCTGGAACTTGGCAGCCCCGGCGTCTATGACCGGGGGCGGCGGAAGGATGATTTCGCTCGGCGCCTCTTCGTAGACCTCCCGCGGGAGATCCTCCTCCCGGTCAGGCATCCGAATCGGCGGGCGTCTCATCTGCCGTTCCCCTTGCCATCCCGCTCCAGCGCGCGGATGCGGCCCTCATGATCCTGCACCGCGGACTTTACGTCGGAAATCCTGCTTTTAATGTCCTGGGCGTCCTGTGACAATAGCTCCAGCTTGGTGTCATGGGAGTGGACCGAGGTCACTACGTCGTCGAACTTGGTCGATATCCCCCCGAGGACCGACAGAGCGACCGGGATGAGAATCGCCGTCAGCACGAAAATCATGGCCCGGAAGCCCCACGCCATCAGCAGCTCACGGGTAACCGGAATGCTCTTGCCGTTGTAGTCGTTGCCGTTTGCCATTTGCGGCCTCCGTCAGCAACCCAAGCCCCTCACAACGAACAAGGGCCCGAGGATAACCTCGGGCCCCCGCTCGTCAATCCCGTCGTGTGGGCTTTGGGCTGGGTAGGGGATCGACAAGTCCTAGAACTTGTACATCAGGTGAATATTCTGTGACACGAAGTTGAGGGGGGTGGATGAAGTGATGAGCGTCCCGAGCGTCAGTGACTTGGTGCCGAGCTGCGTATATCCGCCCTCAATGCCGATCACCCAGTTGGTTCCCAGCGCGTAGTCCAGCCCCACGCCAACGTCCCATCCGACTGACGTATCGCTAGCGGCTGCAGTGAGCGTTCCCACAGAAAGGTTGGGCTTTGCTCCACCAAAAGCCAAGCCCCCAGTGGCATACACAAGGAGGCGCGGATCACCAAGGGTGTACCCCAAGATTGCATTGAAGTTTCCCTTGTAGTTGGTGGCTTGGGAGATGGACAGCACCTGCACTCCGCCGGCATTGAGCGCACCGGTGCCGGTCAGATTATCGTAGCCGATCTGTCCGCGGATGCCGAGAACCCAGGACGACCCCCCTCCTTGATAGAGCAGATCAAGGCCGCCGCCGAAGCCTGGCCCCTTCTGCACGTTGGACAGGTCGATGGAAAGAACGCCGGGCATGGCCACGGTCGAATTGGTGATGTTGGCCGCATACTCCCCGTAGCCTTCGATGTAGAAGCCCGACCAGCTGTAGACCTGATCGGCGGCGCGGATCGGAGCTTTGGTGATGAGATCGGCCGCGTCGGCCGCGGGCGGGAGCACCAGGCAAAGCGCACAGGCGAAAATGTAGGAATTAAGCATCTGCAGCTCCTATTCTGATTCGAACGGATCGTCTTCTAGCGCAGATACCTGTGGCGTGCGCGCAACAGTGAACAATTTTTTGAAGCTTGCGTATGGCCGAAGGAATTCGTGCGGAATGAACCAACAGTGACGGCTTTCTACATACTGTGTATTATTGCGCTGCACCTCCGCCAGCATCTCCCGACCATAGAGCCAGCCGATGCCGAGCATATAGCCGTCGCTTAGCCTGACCCAACCAAGGGCAAAAGGTTGATCAAGCTTCCCATTGTCGCTGTCAATGAATGACAACTGATGGCCGAAGCCCGGCACGCTTCGCCCGCGGGTCTGAATGGCCCCCTCTATATCATCGCCGCGGATGTTGCCGATGTGCGCGAGGCTGCTCCGATTGAGAGAGCGAGCACAGCCCAATTCCCACAATCTTCCGACGCGATCTGACCGTATCTGCTTGTCGATCGAATCACTCTCACATGCCTCTGTGCGCTTGCGAAGACCGGCAGAGCGCGCGTATTGGAATCGGCCAGCGCCGTCGGCGCCCGCCTTATGGATAAGCTCCGGAGGCGGAACACCAATGTGCTCCGGCTCCAGGTGCCAGGGCAGCTCCGGCCAGCCGTTCACTTCGGCGCCGGAACCTTGACCATGTTCCAGTGCTGGTAGACGCCGAAGGCGAAGGAGCCGAGCGCCACCGCGGCGCTGATGGCGCCGGGGAGCTGGGTCACGTCGACGTTGTGCGCACCGAGATAACCCGATGCCAGGGCCAGAACCAGCTTTGTCAGTGCGCTTACGGCCGAATCGGAATTCATGGCATTAGTCCCCCTGGGGCTGGTGGTGGAGAAGGAACAGGCAGCGGCTTGCACTCCTTCAGGCCGCCGGCAAACAACTCCGCCTCCGCCTTCCTGCGTTGGATCATGTCGTGGGAGTGCGGCC